TGGCGATGCGAGCGCGTTCCGTTACCGCGTTGTCAGCCCAATCCTCTGGGGACAGTGCCGCGTATTCCAGACCTGCGTATTGCGTGTCGGTCAGTGTGATGGTGATGGTTGGCATGATGTTTGTCCCTTATCCGAGTAGGTGAATGGTAAAGTGGCTTTCATTTCCACCTTTTACGTCAAGACTAGTTCCAACAATACGCACATACCATTCCACATAGTCATTTGCAGATAAATCCAAAATAGCAGAATAATTAGTCGTGTAATAAGTTCCAGTTGGAGTGAAGTCTGAAAAATTACCTCCAAGAGGAACTGTTCCAGTTGCTCCATTTACTATTGGATATAGATATGCCCAAGTTATACTATTATTTTGTTCAAGCTGAACTGAATGCTCAACATAATACTTTCCAGAAACTGGAGCCGTAAATCTATTAGTAGACGTATTGAAATTACTACCAGTGTTCCAAATTGATGTGTCTACTGGAATTTTAATCCAACCTGTAGGGCCAATAGTATATGCGCCAGTAGACATTCTACCACTGAAACTAGGCTGATACGGCATGGTGACACGGCCAGATGCGTCAATATCAAATGCCGCAGTATTGTCACTGGCTCTGTGAAACCTATAAACGCCTGTAGTATTTGACCCGCCAAGATAAAATAGGGTGTTTGCATTTGCCCCATAATTATCAATTACTGCGTTCGGGCCATCGTGCCTTACTTGAAGGTTTGCAGAACCTGAGTTAAAAACAAGCGCACCTGTCATCGTGTCGCCAGTGACGTTCACATACCGCGTATCGGCCTCCGAGCGGTTATACCCGTCGACCTGAGTAACGCCCTGTGATTTGCCGATATACCCTGCCATTACGATTGCTCCAGAACGCTCAGGATAACGTCTGCCGAGGAGGCAGTATCCGATGTAACCACGATGGTTTCGGTTGTCTCAGCGATGATCTTACCGTCGAGTACAGACAGCGCCGACCCTGCGGGGATCGGTGCGCCTTTGACGATGTACGTCGAGCCAAGCTGGACATCCACTGCGATCTGACCGGCAGTGCGGTTGGCCAAGTTCAGGCCGATGATGACTGCAACCGTAGAAGAAGGGACCGTGTAAACCGTCGATCCGCCAGTTCCTACTGAGGCTGCTGTGTAATTTTTGAAGACATTTGCCATTTATCTCACCCCAGAGCAATCGCCAGAGCGAGGGCGGTCCCCGCCTGATCTACATCAATATTGGTTCGCGCCGCTGCCGGATCAGAAAGATCGGAGAGATTATTCGACCGGTGTGCATACCGGTCATCATTCTGAACAGCAGCGGAGCCAAGACCAAGAGTTGTGCGAGCAGTAGCCGCATCAGCATCGTCGATGAGCGTACCACCAAACGCGGAGATGGCCGAAGTCTCAACCTTATCAGAGTTGAGATTCGTGAAGTTGGCGTCTACCTCAGCGTTGGTGAGGGGAGAGCCTTTGCCAGAGCGCGTTACGATGGTAGCCATGCGTCACCTTACGTTGCCGACAGAGTTACGGTCCACGTGATTTGCAGGGTGTCAGCAGCCTGCTTGTTCACGACCGGGAAAACAGTGCGGCAGAGCATGACGCCAGACGACACGGCGTTGAAGATACCTGCTTCGGTAACTGCGCCAGTGCCTTCACCCGGATCAAAAGTTGCCACGTAGATGATGCTCTCGTTGTTCGAGCCTGATTGCGTCGAACTGGTCAGCGCCTTGCGCGAACCGAGAAGCGAGCCGAGATCGGTGTCACCCGCCGACGCAGCAGTCGTGCCAGAGCCAAGGGCCATGTGCGACATTACGTTGGTGGAGGTGCCGAGCATACGGCTGGTGATGTAAGCAAGACCCGAGTTGACCACTAGGTTCTTGATTTCGCGCTTGTCTTTTACGTTGCCGTCAGCATCTTTCAAGACGATGGTCAGGCGACCCGACAAGCCGAGATTCTCATGTGAGTTCATTCAATCTCTCCTCAGAAAGTCAGGGATGTCCCGACGTAATCTTGCGCAAAGTAGTCAAACGAGCAGTAGTCTTGCATACGCAAAGAGCCACTATCCGAGACTGCTGGCGTGTCTATAATACCAAGAATCGGTTTTAACACAATAGATTCTACTGCGTTTGCCGTGTCAGTAGCGACGCGGGTAGAGGAAAACACCGGAGTTCCAGCGGTAGCAACTGCTGTGTCGCTGTTTCCTTTAGTGAAATCCCGAGTCTCAGTATCGGTTGTAGCACCGGCGTCAGCCAGTGCCTTGGTGAATTGTAACGTTTCGCTGTCTGCTGTCTCACCTGCATCACTTACAGGGCGACTAAAGGTTACAGCCGGTGCGTCACCTGCGCTGTAAGTATCACTGAGCGGCTTGCTCAGATCACCCGCCAACAGTTCACGCGCCCGTGCGGTGTTGTTCAGCGTACGGATCAGGTACGAGGACGCCACATCAGTGATGTCCGCCGTCATAACGGTGCTGGTCGCAGCGACGAACTGCTTGCTCAGGATACCGTCAAACGCGCCAACACCGCTGGACAGACCCTTGTTGGGTACGATGTCTTGCGTGTCAGCCACGCCAACAGCCTCAGTTACCGGCTTGCGGAACTCAATTTCATACGACGCGATGGTGTAGCCATAGAACGTGTAGTCCTCAGCGAAGTAATCACCGTCCTCGACCTTCGGGTTCTCAGTTAGCCCCTTGGCAATCTGGAACGGATCAAGCTGCTCGCCTGCGCCAACACCATTGGTGAAGCGCTTATTGGGTACAACATCCGGCAGGTCCGTGAGACCCACGTTGTCAGTGATGTTCTTGCCGAACAGCGCACGCGAGATCGACGCGATAGCGAGGTTTTCACTGAACTGAAGGCGCTTGATGAAGCGCCCAGTAGCCGCCTTGATGCGGATGTAAGGCACAGCCACAGATGCGCGAAAGGCCACGACCGAAGTGGTGGCCTTGTATTGCGCTGCACGGATAGCCGCGCGTATGCGCTTTCTATCCGTATACAGCTTCACGCATAATCCTCACGGAGTCGGAATTTCAGGGTGTCGTAGACCGTCTGGCGGATGCCAGTGGCCAGAACGACCTCAATCTCACCTTCGTAGTCTCCGGGGTCTTGGTCAAGGTCGCCAGTGTTCCACACCACGGTAGCCAGTCCCTGCGTTGCAGTAGCCACTGGAATCGTCATAGCGCGGCTGAACAGCGTCGTGCCAGTTGCCTCAGAGCGAAAGTGTAAAGTTGCGGTTGCACCGGAGAGGTTGATCGGATCACCAGTGGTCTCGTCGGTCAGCGTAACCTGAACCTGAGGACCGGTGTCACCTTGAACCAGTCGGATGCGGGAATCCATAAAGCGTGCGTCCATGGCATCCTCCTATGCGAAACGTGGGGCGCGAGCCGTCAACGACGCCCGCACACGGCCAAGGTTAGCTTGTGCCCGCTGCTCAGAGACACGGGCGATAAACTGCTTGGCATGATAGGACGCCAACTCACGGTCAGACCACGATGTACCCGGCAGCACCAGCAGGTCTTGAAGCGTCTTGCTTACAATCGCTTCCTCCAACTGGTTCATCACACCCTCGTCCATCTCGCTTGCATCGCGTGACGGCTTGAGTGCGTAGATCATCCGCAGCGTATACGTCTTGTCCGCGTTGGGCGGAGGCAACACGTTGTACTGTGACGGAGATACCTGAGTGATAAAGCGAGGCTGACCGCCGTTGTCAGCGATGTCCTGCGCAGTCGTCGACGCACGAACCCATCCGGGGTACAGTTCCGTAGCTTGGTCCAACGTAATCGGGCTGAGCGCCTCGTTCTCGTTGAGCGCCACGTGCATCACCGCATGAACGTCCGCATCGGTCGGCTTGTTGTATGTGTAGGCGTATTTGCCCGGTGTAAGGTTAAATGCAGGCTGCTCATAGCGCCATGCCAAGGTACGCTCACACGTTTGGATCGCCGCAGTGCGGACATGCTGCACGATGAGCGGCAGCGAACACCCCGGTACGCTGGGGTTGATGCGGGCGGCGAGTGATGCAAACGTACGCTTAGACATCAGATAACATCTCCACGGGACATGCCAGCGGTCTCCGCGTCAGTCAGCGGACGGTTCGTCACGCCACTGCCAAGAGATGTTGTGAACGAGTCGAGGAACAGTTTGGCCCGACCGGAGTTCACATGCTGGTCGTCAATCGACGAAGCAAGGAATGTGGTGCCGTCAATCAGCGCAGGGAAGTACGCATCAGGCAGAGCCGTGATGTCAGCATCCAGCGCGTAATCGTCAGGCACTTTGGCGTACTCACCAAGTAACACAATCCCCGGCATAGGGCGCGGGTACAGGAAGTACTTGTTGGCGTTACGCACGTGGCGCATGAAGTTATACGGGACACCCGGAGCATCAGATACCCAGTTCGGGTACCCTTGATCCATGGTCTCGCGGTTTACTTCCGTCAGGACGTTGCCGTCCTTCACCTGATAAAGTTCGATCAACCGCATGGAGTCCGCAGGCAACGACTGCAACGGCGTGTTCGCCGTAGTCGGAATTTCCCCATACTCAGCAAAGAGGTCAGGGCGCAGGACCACCATACGCTTAATCGCTTGGTTTACAAAACCAAGGAGCGTTGCGTCGGTGTACCGCTGGGTAGCACCGGTGTCCTGCACAAGCTGCCGGACTTGCGATATGACTTCACTTGGTGTCATTCAGGCAAATTCCTCGATGCGTCGGCATTGATCTCGTCGCTAGTATATGCCGGTTCTTCTGGAATGTCATCGGTAGACAGATCGAGAGTTACCTTTGTCTCTTTCTGCTTCTTCTGAACGCGCTTGACCTGTTTCTGGTTGATGAAACGCTCAGGGAACGCTTCTTCCTCAGTCACAGGTTCACACAGTGGGTTTTTCGCAAGGATTTCATTCCACTCGTAGATGAAGCCGTCCTTTTTGTTCCGTAGATACATGCTCATTTGGTCCTCCGCTTTCCAGACGGTGTGACGGGCCACGACTTACGCGCTGGGCCTGTCTTCTTTGCAGACATGCTGCGTTTCTCACTGGCGGACATCTTCGCCGCCGCCTTGGCTGGGCGGCAAGCAGGGTAAGACCGCGAGGACTTTTCAGCGCCAGAGCGCCCACAGGGCTTCCCGGTCTTTACGTCGACCCACTTCTCACCAAACCACTTACCCAAACCACCCTTAGCCATTCTTCTTCACCCTGTTGTCAGGGCCAGTCCAGCCGCCACCGCGCTTCTTGTATTCCTTAGAAGCCCAAGCATTGGCATACGCACTGGGGTACACATCAAATTTCTTTTTGGCCTCAGCCTTTACACGAGACCATAGGGCGGGCTTAGTTGGCTTCGGGCTACCTTTTTTCTCAGCCATCACCACTTCACCTTATCGGCCCAATATGCTGCGCTCATCTTGCCCTTCGCAATATTCTTGCTGTGGCGAGCTTTGAACGAAGCGCGTTTCTTCTTCATGGCCTCTGACTCACCGGCCTTGGGTTTGCCTGCGGTCTTAGCGCCCTGCTCACCAAAACGAATCACCTTCTCCTTGCCACCAGAACATGCCTTCACAACGTGAGACTTGGTTGGGTGGTTCGGAGTGCGCTTTGGTGAGTTGCACTTCATCTTCGATTTATCGACACGTGTAGCCATTATGCCCCCTTGATAACCACGAAGTTCAGGACCACAGCCTCTGAGAGATCGGTACCTGTGAGGTGGTTGTGTAGGTGGATTTTGAACGACCCCGCCGCCACAGCGTCTACTGTCGCTGTGTACGCGGCTGCTGTCGCGCCGGAAGCGATGTTAACAATCACAACATCAGTCGCAGCGACGACGCTGTTAGTAACTGTAAAGGTAACGCCCGTGTTCCGCGCAAGCTGCGCGTTGTGCATCGTGATCTGACCGCTGACGTTGTTCAGCGTCACACCGGTCGATTTGCTCGTAAGTTGCGTGACAGTCCCGCCAGAGCCAGACGCATAACCCAACTCGGTCGTAGCCAGTACAGACCCACTGTCGATGTCGACCTTCGAGATGTTTACCTCGCCTGCACCTTTAGGCACGAGGTTGATGTCGATGTCCGTATCTGTACCGTCAGCCGTTAGCGCCTGTCCTGCAAGCGTAAGACCTGCGTCCAGTGTGTCCGTGAAGAACGAGGTCGAGGTAATTGCGGTGATACCGTCGAAGGTACCAGTAAACGTGACACCAGTGATCGAGCCACCGGTCACGTTGATATTCGAGATGTTAACCGACCCTGTACCGTTCGGCGCGAGGATAAGGTTGCCGTTGGTGTCCGTCGTGGCAATCGTGTTGCCATCAAAGGACAAGTTGTCGGTCTTTACAACACCGCCCGCTGCGGGCGTAAGTTCAATGTCGCCAGTGGTCGACAGAACAGCATTACCGTTGATCTGGATGTTATCGACAGAAACGGATTGCGTACCAATCTTGAGGGCAGTCGCCACACCGGTACCACTGTAAACAACTTTTTCCGTAGCCGCAGGGCCAGCATCGACATGCAAAAGCTGGTCGTACGTTGCGCTAATATTTGAACCGGTAAGGTTAGTGGGCATGACAACCTCCTAGTGATGAGAGGGGGCCGAAGCCCCCTCCCTATGGCTTAGCAGTTTGCAACAACTGCCCATACGGTCATTACCGCAGCGTCTGCCGCGTTAACGATCTTCACGTCGATGGTGTCAGCAGCACTGTAGTACTTACCAAACGCCAGTGCAGGCGAGATCGTGTTCGGAGTACCCTCCGAGATCGTCACTTGCGAAGACGAGTAGCCAGCAACAGCGTTGCCATCAACACCGTCAAGGTAGCCGTCAGGATCGTCGCCGTCACCCACGTCAACCGTCAGCGTACCACCTTCTGCGGTGGTGACGTTGAGGCCAACAGCCAGCACCTGAGTGCCAGCAGGGATTTGCAACACTTCGAGAACGTCACCACCGGCCAGTGCAGTAGCACCAGCGGCAGCACGCGCAGCAGTGATTGCAGCGAAGTCCAACTCGACAGCCAACTTGGTGATGTCGAGACGGCCCTTGTCAGGGTAGGAAGCAGAGCCTTTGTTGAAGCCCAGCGAGTCAGTGTAAGTAGCCATGAGTCATCCCTCCTTACGAGAACGAAATGACGGCCTGAGCAAGAGCTTCCGGCTTCACAACTTTGTAGCCGTAGACTTGCAGACCGCGAACGATGTTGCCGAAGGTCGACTCAGAGCGGATGGTTTCCATCTCGGTCATTTGAGACGCGAAGGTGAAGCCCATCTTGTGGCCAGCCACGAGGCTGTACTTACCGCTCGATACGTTCAGGTTGTGCGACACGTAGACCGTGAAACGGTCGATCATGCCGAGACGCCCATTACGCAGGATCGAGGTACCGTCGCCAGACAGAGACGCGTCCTTGAGTTCCGACTTCTTGATGAGGTTAGCCAGCTTCGCTGGGATAACGACAAAGCGATCAGACTCAGGAACGTTTGCTTCGTCCAGAACAGTGCCCATGTCGACAAGCAGGTCAACAACAGCAACGGTGGAAGACGCGCCATCCTTGGTAACAACCAGCGGCGAAGCCGTGGTGCCAAGGTTGAACGACGCGGACTGCTCACCAGCAGTTGCACCTTTGTTTGCCGCAGCGATGTCGGGCAGCATGTCAGTCAGGACGCGCTGGTCGATCTTGATCTTCATACGCTCGGAAGCGTCCTTGGACCAAGTATCCATCAGGTTGATGTCCGACTGGATGCGGTCAACGTCATCTTCAACACAGGCAAAGTACTCACCTTTGTCGATGACAAGTTGCAGCTTCGGCTTGTCAGGGTTTTCAACGGTCAGAGTTTGACCTTTGACGTAATCCCGAATGGTGATTTCCGGGGTGGTACGGATGTTAACCGTGTCACCGAAGGAACGGATTTCACCTTCGTAGTCGGTGTTCGAGATCGCAGACAGCACGGTGGCGTCGTAGAAATTCTCGATCAGTTTACCCGACCAGATTTCGGGGATGAAGTTGCCGCTGTAGTTGGGGCGGCCACCCGATACGGGGAAAGACATGACTTATCTCCTGTAGATCATGCAGTGACTATGCGACCTTCGCGTTGTGCTGCGAAGATGTCGCGCTCTATGCGGTCACGCTCATCTTCCCGCCCTTTATACTTCCCTTTCTGTACATCAGTAAAGAATTGCTTGATGTCATCAGAGGAGTACGTCTTGGGTTCGCCTGCGGCGCGGGAGGTACCAGAGCGACCACGCCCCGGAGCCACCTGCTTCTCAAGCTGAGAAGGTTGAGCCGTCCGATTGCTCTGAGCATCCGGTACACCAGACAACCCTTTCCAAGTCTGGAAGAAACTAGCCACCCGACGTGCATCCAGATTACGCTGCGCGTCATCCAGATAAGTCTGGCGGTTAATACCTGTGAGCGGATCGACTTCCAACAGCCACGACTGGAAGTCGCGGTTTGCGTTGACATCCTGCCAGTCAGGTACAGCCGTCTGTAGGTCAGCCCAAAAACGCTGTTCAGTAGACACGGCGTGGTTATGCGAGAGTTGGTGGACCTGTGGGACCACGGTCGTCTGCATCTGCCGAATCAGTTGCTCAAGCTGGTTGATACGCGCTTGCTGCGCCGAGACTTCCTCCCGGTACACCTTACGCATCACGTCGATAGAATCACCGTACTCCTCGATGTCCTGCTCAGTTACGAGCTTTTCAGCGGCAGTTTGCGGCTGGGCCGCAGGTGCATTCATCGTTGCGATCAGTTGCTCAAGCTGCTGAACACGTCCGGCCAATTCACGCTTCTCAGCGTGGAGCCGGGGAACCTCAGCGTTGTACATACCTTGCAGGCTACGATACCTTTTCTCAAAGGTTTCTTCCTCATCGTCGACCACGGCTTTCTGCTCATTTTTCTGCCGGGTCGCGGGTGCTTCCTTCGCTACACTGTCGGCCTTTCCGCCCTGCGATGCTTCCTCAACACCTTCCTGCTCAGGCTCGGTCGTATCGACCGCCTGCTCATTCTCTGCGTTGAGTTCTTCGTACAGTTTGTTAACTGCCTCAGACTGTTTACGAACTTGCGCTGGTAGTGCCATAATAAACGCTCCTATCGGTGTGCGTAATCAACAGCTATCCCGTTCTGGGTTCTGTTGCGAGATCAGGGGACTTTTTCAAAAGGTCACGAAGCTCTTTCAAAACCTGACACCGCCCCTGTGCGAGTGCCACATTCTGACCAACACTGGGTAGCTGCTCCATCTCATGAGTACACCACCCGTCGATCCATTGCTGGACCTCGGGAAATTGGCGCACCGTCAGAGCCAGAGCTTTGACTACTTTGGGATCAGGCCGCTTCATCCTGCACCCCCAGTGTTACGATTCATCACCGTGTTCGCCTCCATGCCACCCATGGGCATACCGCTAGGCGTTGTCGGTGTTGCCGCAGGCTGTTGAGGTTGCGCAGCAGCTTGCTGAGCAGCCATCGCGGCCTTGGCGTCTTGCCTGTAAGCCAGCTTCTCACGAGATGGCACAACTTCGTCCACCGGCATTTGCAGCCCCTTGGCCACTTCGCGGAGGATCGCTGCGCGACCGTCCGTGCCGATGATCTCAATATCAATCGGGTTCGCTGTCGCGTTGAGGAACTCAACACGGCGTACGTTGACAGTCTCCTTGACTGCCAAGTTGATTGCACCTTTGGCCACAATCTGCGCATCCCCTTTGATCGACTCGTCAGGATCATAGCGCATATTGTACACAAACTGACGGTGAACAATCGGATGAATGACATCTTTGTCAATGTGCATCACGACTTGGCGGATACCCTTACCAGCCGAACCCATCAACATGGACAAACCAGACGCTGTGCGTCCAGCGCCCTGTACGTTGAGGTCGCCGTAAACGTAGGCCGGAATACCTGAGTGGTCGTCAGCCATACGCGAGAAGCGGTCGTACACACCCATCAACTCGTTTGCACGAGAATCAGGCTGGGCAAACCGTACAGCAGGCGCACTCGACCCGAGCGGATCGTTCATCGTCTGCCAAATCTTCCACGGATGAAGCTGTGTGATGTCCTCGCCGGGCGGGATACGCTCAAGGTTCACCTCGACCTGAGGGCCGGAGGAGATCGCCATGTTGTTCACAAGCGCACGAGCGGCTGCGTTACAGACGTTCTGGATGTCCTCGATGATCTCGGGAATACCCTTACCCCAGAACGCGCCGGGCTGCTTAATGAACGAAGTTTTCGCGTAGGGCTTCTCACCCAGTGGGTCGTAGTTCAGAACCGCCTTGATGACGTAGTTCCCCACCACCCACACGTTCGCGTCGTATTCACGGGCCGCGTCAGGGACTTCCTCGTCGGACAGACCCCAGTCACGCAGCATCTCGCCGCTGACTTTGCCCCAGAACTCCAGTGCGTCGAACATCTCGGTCGGAGAGTTGTAGGCGTAGAACTTGCGTTCTTCCTCCTCCTTCTGGAGTTCAACGTCCTCGTTGATCCACGACTGACCGTTGCCAATTTCCAACACTTTGCGGATGGCTTCGTCGTCATAACCCGGAACGCCGATCAGATCGGCCAGTTCCATACGGCTCATGTGGTGATGCTCGAAGATGTAACCATCGTTGATGTGGGTGATACCCGGCTCAGGGTAAATACGGAACGGGTCAACCCGCTCGTACTCCGGCCCCAAACGCTCAATCGGTTCCACCAGCATCGTACCGTCAGGCCCAGTCTTGTACCCCAGCGTACGCTGGCGGCGCACAATCGGCCCCTTCACAAACGCGGCAGGGAAAGTCACGAGGTCAGTGATGAACTCGTTGAACGCATCGGACCAGCCACCCTGCTCGAACTGATCTTCGATCCGGTAGCGCATCTTGTCCGCGCGGTTCTGTGCTTCTTGCAATACCGAGAACCGATAGTCCTGTGAGACCATCTCGCGCAGTTCTGACATCTCCTCGACAGTCGGGGCTTGACCCTTCGACTGGAGCATCTGCAAAACTTTCTGAGCGAACATCTGCTCGATTTCGTTCTCAGCGCCCGGTGGCAAGTCGGGAATAGTTGTGGGATTCAAATCCCACGGGGGCGTGCCTTGATCCAGCAGGATGTCCCGCAGCCAGCTTTCAGCCGCGCGACACTTGACCTCGGTAATCATCATGAAGATTTCCGAGCCACCCTGCTCACGAATCTGTGATAGCTTGTCAGCTTCGTACTCACCGTTGCGCTGCCGCATGGCCCGCAACATAATGTTTTCAATGGGTTTTTTGGCGATACGCGCCGCGTCCCAGCACTCTCTGAGATACGCAGTCATCCCAAGGATGAACGGATCATTCTGGCGTGCCTGCAACTCACGATCAATCCGCTCCCGCTCTTGACGTTCGAGAGTTTCGTTATTTACCACGCGAAGAATTGTCAGGCCAGCCATGCGTCCTCGTCTGAGTCATAAGACAATCTGTTTGTCAATATACACACCGTCCACTTTCACGGCAAGTAAAAGAAACCCCCACCATTTCTGGCGGGGGCAGTAGGCGATTTGCGTCGAGCAAAAGAGATCAACAAGGAAGGCATGAGACCCGTTGATACCCAATGACACAAGTTGAATCTACTACGTCCAACCAGAAGCTGCAACTCTTTTGACCTCCCGGCGCTGTATCATGTGTGCAGATTCACCGGCAGACCCAATATGTAGCATGAGGTATTGTAGCGCCTCCGCCACATGCGAGTGCTTATTCTTATCAATGCTCCCGTTCTTATCGAACCGGTACCCGCCCATCATAGCAGCTTTAAGCTGTGTACATCTAGGGTCGACCACAAACGCACTGTCGCCGTCCACCTGACGCATCAGGTAGTCATCGACCGCGTTGATCCGCGCACTGACCTTGTTCGTCTTGGCCGGGATAACCCGCAGCCCCTCGTTCTTGATGATGTCCACCGCGCTGCGCTCGTCAGTCTGCGCCCGCTGCACACCCGCCGGGTCGACGACGACTAGCACCGGTGCCGCCGGGAATCGCTCATACAACAACGGCTTGAGGATTGTCCGCACGAAGCGTTGAATCCCCATGTCAAAGCTGACAGCCTCCGCCAGAATCAACGCCCGTCCACGCGGGTCTTGCTGTCCAATTACTGCGGCAGGGGTGAGGCCAAGGTCCATACCCACCACAATAGGCCGTACTCCATTCTCGATGTAACGCAGCTTGGAAGAGGCCATGTGGTAGTCTGGCCGGAAGTATTGATACACAGGCTGGCCAGCAGAACTAAGTCCATACTCTCCGTCGATGAAGACGCGGATGTAATCTTCCGACCGGCCTTGGGTGTCGTAGTATCCGTCTGGCAAGTTCTCGATGTTCTCGGCATGGATGCTCCTCCCCGATGGCTGCTTGAACACAGCCCAACCGTTGTCGTTCGGAGACACCCCGTCCTTGGGGTCCAGCCCTTCCATCTGGTAGTACCACCATGTGTCCATGGTCGGCGGGTTGGTATCCCCCCACATCCCATGCCATGTCGGCCCGCCATCCTTGGAGGATGGGAATCGCCCGATACGTTTCGACATCGCGTCGACGATCTCAGGGTGGATGTCTCGACATTCGTTGAACCACGCGAAGGTAAGTTCGAGCGAGTTCAGGTTGGCCACGTCGTCCGCATCGTCCAACGCGCGGAACATAATCTCACACTCGATGTCCCCCACCTCGAAGTAGTAGGTCTTGGTGGTGCGCATGTACCGCCCACACACCCCCGGCGGGAACCAATCCAGAAACGTCTTGATCGTCGTATCCTGCAACTGCCGCGCTGTCTCACGGACGATAGCCGCACGTGAGCGCCGCTTCCCCGTCGTCGGGTCAGGCTCCTGCATGGACGCCCGGCGTATAACCTCGAAGGAACACGTCACCGATTTGCCAGACCCAACCGGCCCCATCAGCACGCGCATCTTCGCGTCCGACTGCATGAACTTCTCACCGGTGCGCGGCGGAGTGTAATCAATCACCAAGGACATTCGGACCTCTTGTGCTTACTAGCATTACGATGATCTCCCGCGCCCGCCGATTATTTTTTGGCGGAACCACTTTCGTTTTGAACGAGTAGCGTGCCTCAATGAGCGCGCGACGAAACTGGTCATATTCCTGTGCAGTTTCAAACCGTGCCGCAGGTAGCCCCTCATAGGTGCTGTCAAACCTCGTCATAATGTTCAATGACTTCGCCCCCCGTGTCCGCTTCGGCTGTTACCACCATGGGGGGTGCGTTGTTCCCGAAGTTGATGTTGATCTTAACACCACCGACTGCGCCGCCACCGGCGTTGTCATCACCCTTCGGCTCCAACCCTCCCCACTTTACAGTGGATTTAATCAGGTCGGCTTTGACTGCTGGAGATACATCGGGGCTGTGAATCAACGTCCAACTGGTTGTGAGGAGTTCTTCCGCCTGTGCCCGGGCCTTGAGCTTGAATGTCATGCCCTTGTCGCGGACTTCACCACGGTACTCCTCGACTTTCTTGAGGAACACGGGGTCTTTGTTGAACACCAGCAGGTCGCTGGCTGTCACTTTATGGCGGTCTTTGATCTCATCCATGCTCTCCCCGCTGCCCTCAAGTGCGAGCGCAACGTCAAAAGCTAGGCGATCTGACCACTTTGTAGACTGCATCGGTAGCATCTTGGCCTCCTGTATGCCGGGAAGTGTAGTGTTTCCGCAGATTTCTGGCAAGGCGTTTGTCAGTGCTAAGTGTGCAAAGTTTACAGTTTGGTTTTTTGGGGCTTTGCTATGAGAGGTTTACTACAATACGGGGGGCGTCAGCAAATCCAAGTCCATGTGCCCCCCTCCCCCCTGCCCGTTGGCTGTCATATGCGCCCGCGCTAGTTTACATTGGCGCCCGCGAAAGCCCCATAAAATAGGGCTGATTTGACAATTCATGTAAAGTTTGAGACATTGAAATTGTCGACAGGGACAGCGACCCGACAGACAGCCGAAAGGCAGCTCTTTAACAGGCGACGCTGCGCCAACCTAGAAGGAGAATAGCAATGGCTATTGTCAACCCGCAGACCTGGGAAGGTCAGTTCAAAGTGGTGGAAACCAAAGAGGGTTCCAACGTGTTCACACTCAAGCCACAGGCTGGTGCGAAATACAATGCCGAGAACGTCATGGAGGCGATCAAGGCAATCCTCACGGCGAAGGTCAAGCTCGACGGCTGGAAAGTCTGGCTCGACGGCGACTTCGAGACCACCTTGGACAAAGGCGAAGCGGTCACGCCAGCCAAACTGGCCAAGATCGTAAAAGAGGCGGATCACATCCAACTCGCCTTCGTCAAGCGACCGTTCCCGCAACCGAAACTCCGCTTCGTCAAGGGCGAAGGATCGGCACCAGCGAGAGCAACCGCTAAGGTCCGCGAACTCTAACCAACAGGCTGGCCCGCAAGGGCCAGCCACCTACCTTGGAGAATGACATGAAAGAAAAAATTGTAGCCGCGCTGATCTATGCAGGCACCATGCTGGCCGTAGCACTGTTGATTATGGTTGTTATGCTGGAATGGGTCGTAGGATGTGGAGAGGTAACTTACCTACCTGATGGCACATGGCACACAAACGAGTGTCTGTTCATCCCACACGAGCAGAAGACTGGCACTTGGTAAACCACGGAGGGGCGAAAGCCCCTCCCCCACTGGAGAAAGACATGAGACACATATCAACATTCTTGGTCGACATCATGGCGAACTGGCCCATGCAGACCATCCTCGAACGCAGGGAACAGATCATCGAAGCACTTGGGCGACCAATGTACGAGGCGATCATCAAGAAGAAAACCCAGCAGTAACCACGAAGCCCCACTGGAGAAATCTGGTGGGGTTTTTCTTTGTCTAGCGCGTTTGTTTTTGTGTGTTCACACACCATACGTCGGGGGCCTTAGCCTGCCACGTGAAGCGTCTCGTGATATGCGCGTAGTATACACCATTCGTTGGGGGCCTTAGTTTACAATCGTAGTGTAAACCGTAAGTTAACAGTGTACACTTTCAGAAAGTGAACAGTGTATCTACAAAATATCGTTACAAATCAACGACTTAACCAAAACTATCTAAAACTATCTAAAAAACTATCTAACTTTTTTGTTCACTTTCGAGCCGTAAGTTAACAGTGTGTAAACTTTCAAAACGTAAACTTACGAAAAGTGAACACCAGAATCTCCAGTAAAACCAAGGGGTTGAGCCAGTGTCCAGTATTAGTTAACAGTATACAACTATCTAACTATCTATCTAATCTATAAAATAAAGTAGCCCTTTCATGTGCGAGACAAAACGATTTTGGTTTTCAAACACGTCCAAACACGATACCGCTATTATTTTGGCACCTAGATAGTTTTTTAGATAGCAAATCCGCTAACCCATTGATTTCATTGGCCTCAAACTGAACACACTGTTCACTTACCAACCAAACTTTACAAAACAACATAGATAGTGCCTTCTCGTAACCCATTGTTTTTATTCAGAACTGTGGTTTACACACCGTTTCCCTCTATACCTAGAAAACCTAGATAGTTTAGCCCTTACGCGCGTACAGTTTCTAACTATACATAACCAACCCCGATTTGACACCGTGGCGACCTCGGCGGAAACTGGCTTCGCCGTTGGGCAGAACCGCCCTGTTATGTAAACTTTCTAGGAGACAGTCATGAAACTTGACACTGATCTAAACCAACTCATCAACGAGTTGACAGCCGATACTGAACTGGACACTGACAACTTGTGGTCAGATGTTCGTGGTTATGTAAAGTTAGCTGACCTCACACAAGACCACTCTCACCGTATCGTTACAGTTCGTCCTCGTCGAAGGACTTACTTGCGTCAGTCTGATGCAGGGTATGACTGGGCTTGTGGTCGTGAGTTTGTAATCACCACTCGTAACTCACCCTACTACGGTGAGGTCGTTGCTGTAGACGAGTCACGTAACCTCAAGCGGTATGGCTACAGCCATGTTCACATCCACTACAACAACCAGTCTGCACCTCTGGAGATCGAACTATGACCGTTACTTTTGCCCATCTCGTGAACGATGAACTTGCTGCTTACCTCAGCGGTCCTGCTAATGCAGGGTCTTACCAGATGCTCTGTGACTTTGTTCGTTACACCCAGAGTGCTTGGTGGGAGGACAGCTACAGTGACGAGGTAGACGAGACGCTACTGGATGCTCGGGCTAAACATGTCACCAACGCTTCCAATGCACTGGAACTCGGTGAGTTCGAGCAAGTTCACAAATACCTTCGCCTTTACTGGAGCATCTGACATGACCCAAGCGATTAAGAAAACCTGCAATCGTGACTGCCGTTCATACGTCAAGTCACTGACACCCTTCGACACATCTAGTAAACCACATGCTAAGAACGGCACTATCTTCGCTCGGTGGACAACACCTGACACTTACGTGGTCTACAGCTACGGCACTCACTGGCCGCTGCACATCTGCATCGTCAACCCTGACAACGGCTCACGAATATGGTTCTCAAACGAGGACAAGCACAGTCGGACCACAAGTAAACACTACGGTCAGGCTCACCCTCTGGTCGATACACACCACCGCTCTCTGACTGCGATGGATCAGCTATCACTGATGACTTACACACAAGTCATTGCACAACGAGTTGCAGGTTGAGTGTCGAAACTCTCAACGAAATTTCGTTGGGAGTCTGCCGTAGTTGGCTACTGCGGCACTGATGAGACAAGCCAAACATCCATTCAAGGAGATCGCTATGCGAGCAACGCTACTCAAAGACACACTCAAGGCGCTTATCCCAACTGGTCGCACTGTGGCTATCGAAGGGGCACCTGGGGGTGGTAAGACAACCATCGTTCACGAGACAGCACGAGAACTGGGGCTACCAGTCATCGAACGGCATATGCCCACGATGTTGGTAGAGGACTTTGGTATTCCATACCCAACTGACAACGGGTTTGAATACAAGCTGCCCGACTGGTTCCCAGTGCAGGGTAAAGAGGGCACAGAGCAAGGGGGTGTTCTCTTGTTCGATGACCGTAACCAAGCCAATGCTGACCTACAGAAAGTGTTGGCAAACATCTGCCAAGCCAGAACACTACACGGTAAACCACTCGCTAAGGGTTGGACTGTCATCTCAACTGGTAACAGACAGTCGGATCGTGCGGGGGCTAACCGTGTGCTGTCTCACTTGCGTAACCGTGAGACTGTTCTGGAGATGGAAACACACCTTGACGACAGCACCTCGTGGATGATTGACAACGATGTCCGTCCAGAGGTCATCTCGTTTATTCGGTTCCGTCCGAACCTGCTTCACGACTTCGATCCTCAGCGTGACCAGAACCCTACGCCTCGTTCTTGGGTCGAAGGTGTATCCGCAGTGCTTGGTGCTGTCCCTGCTGAGGCTGAGTATGAGTGCTTCAAGGGTGCTGTCGGTGAAGGTGCTGCTGCTGAGTTCGTTGGGTTTATGCGTATCTACCGTAAGCTGCCCAACCCTGACGCTATCCTGATGAACCCGACAACGGCTGACGTGCCGACTGATCCTGCCACACTCTACGCTCTGTCTGGTGCATTGGCTGAACGTGCTAGTGAGAGCAACATGGAACGTGTTTGCACGTATGTCGAACGTATGCCGCCAGAGTTCTCAGTGCTGTCGGTGTCCCATGCTGTTCGTAAGAACCCTGACATCGCCAATACACAAGCCTTCACCAACTGGTCCGTGAAGCACCAAGATGTCCTCTTTTGAACACTTCACTGACTTGGACGAGGTGGTTGCTTTCGGTGACTACCTCGTTGAACGGGGAGCCATCCCTCAAGGTGGCTTCCTTCATCTGAGAACGAGGCCAGTTAAGGAGAAACGTAACAAGTGGGCTTGGGGTAAAGCCTGTCAGGATGCGTTCTCTCACGCTGCCAAACTCTCAGACAAGTATCCCGAACACTATCGGGCTTTCAAAACTCTCAGGAGATTAACGACATGAAACTGACTGACCGCGCACTGCTAGTGCAACTTAACATCTCTCACTGGACAGCTAACAAACTGGACAAAGAGATCAGTAGCGAGACTGCCGCCATGAAGGGGGCTATCACTGGGGCTATTCGTAGCCACAAGTCACTGCTGCCTATGTGTGACCTGCTCGACAACATCAAGCAGAAAGCCACGCTGATCCGCACCAAGTTCTACGAGAACACCCTACCGTGGGGTGTGAAGGGTATCCAAATCCTACCGAGTGCCAACTACCTCGCCTTCATGACTGACTTCCGTAAGGAGAAGGCAGAGTATGAGTCACTGGTGGCACAGTTTGTGCCTGCCTACCCACAACTTGTTGAGGATGCCAAGACCTACCTCGGTAGTTCTTACAAGGCGACTGACTACCCTGACGTGGACACCATCGCTGACAAGTTCAAGATGGATATGAACGTCATGCCTGTTCCTAACGACGACTTCCGAGTCAACATCGCTAGTGATGAACTGTCTCGTATCCAAGAAGAAGTCGAGGCACGGGTTAAACAAGCGGCACAGAACGCCATGCAGGATGTGTGGCAACGACTGTATGACAAGGTGAAACACCTTGCTGAGAAGCTAGACGATCCTCGTTCGATCTTCCGTGACTCAACTGTCAACCACTTGTCCGATCTTTGTGAACTGCTGCCTCGTCTGAACTTTGCAGACGATCCGAACCTTGAGGCACTACGCCAAGAGGTAGAGCAGAAACTTGTGGGGCATCATCCCGATGCTCTGCGTAACGACCCTGACCTACGCCGTGACAAGGCTCAAGAAGCCAAGGACATCATGGCGAAGATGGGTGCATTTATGGGAGGTATCAACTGATGGACCTGATGAAACGGCTTTCCAAAGCCAAGACAAACCTGATCCTTGGACATCCGTTCATTGGATCAATCGCTCTCAACATGCCGATGGAACTCAGTGACGAGGTGCCGACAGCGGCAACCAACGGTAAACGTGTTCTCTATAACCCTGAGTTCATCGCTGACCTGACTGACGAGCAGCTTACATTCCTTGTGGCTCACGAGTGTATGCACCCAATGCTCGAACACAACTACCGCCGTGGTGAGCGTGATCCAGTCAAGTGGAACAAGGCCGCTGACTATGTAATCAACAAGCTGTTGGTGGATGAGGGTATCGGCAAGTTCATTGAGGGTGGCTGTCTTGACGACAACATCTATAACAACGGCGGTGGCACCAGTGACGGTATCTATTCCTTGCTACCTGACAGTGACGATGGTGACGGTGGCAACATCGGTGGCACTGGGCAAGACCTGCAAGACGGGACTGGTTCCCAAGCGGAGCAAGCACAAGAAGCTGCCGAGTGGAAGATCAAGGTGGCCCAAGCTGCACAAGCTGCCAAGATGATGGGCAAGCTGAGTGCCAACATGTCACGACTTGTTGACGAGGTTCTCAAACCCAAGGTCGACTGGCGTGAGGTATTGCAACGGTTCGTTCAGAAAGCCAAGACGGATCAGCGTACCTTTGCCAGACCCAATCGACGGTTCCTGACCCAAGGTCTATACATGCCAACCACCAGTGGTGAGAACCTTGGCGAGTTGGTGTTCGCTGTCGATATGTCTGGGTCGATCAGCCAAGATGAGGTCAACCAGTTCTCTGCTGAGTGTCGGACCGTGTTCGAGGACGGTCGTCCTGAGAAGCTGCACTTCATCTTCTTTAGCCACGAGGTCTGTGCCCACGACACCATCGGTCGTGATGACGACTTTGTATTCAATGCTCGTGGCGGTGGCGGCACTGCGTTCAGCCCCGTGTTTCAGCACATCGAACAGGAAGGACTTGACCCAGTGGGTATCGTGTTCCTGACTGACCTTTACTGTGACGACTTCGGTGACGCACCTGACTGCCCAGTGCTTTGGGTGACGACAGGGCGTGAAGAAGCACCCTTTGGAGAGATTGTATGTATGACCTAATCATGGCCCAACTCCTGACCCTGACCGCCCTACTGGCGGCAGGGATATGGATCATCATCCAACAACGTCTTGTGCGTAAGCAGCACAAGCAGATGAAAGAACTGGCCGAGCGTATTCGTTGGCTTGAGGCTGTCTTGTTTGACGTAGCAATAGGAGAAGCAGATGTCTGGATTGAAGGTGACGAACTGCGAGGAGCGAGACGCACTCCTCGAACAACATCGCTACATTAACGTGGAGCATGACGAC